CAACAATTGTCCTTGAATACAACTGCTCTTCTATGCTATCAACAGACAAGCTTGCAATTGTCTATGATGAAGTTGCAGAGACAGTTACATTTGAGCCAGCACTTTTAGATGCTGTTCAAAAGCTTCGTGTAGCACCACCGCAGTCTTTGATGGATACAGACTTTGAGTACGGTGTACAGCCATCAAAATGGGAAGCCCTTGTAACATGCAGCAATTACCCAACATTTTTCTCAAGAAATACAGGCGGAAACTCCTACGACATCATTAATATAGCAGGAAACGGAGCTTCACCAAGATCAACCGTTACAGTAACAACTGCTTCAAACCATGGACTTGCAAATGGAGACGTAGTTTCAGTTCAAGAAACATCATCAGGTGCAACAGCAGATGGAACTTATCCAGTTACAATTGTTGACTCTACTACATTTACATATCAAGCTAAAGGAGTTGTTCCAGCTCAATCAATTAAAGATGGAAACATGACTGGTGTTTATGGTGGAGGAATCTACGACAATGCTCACATTGTTGGAGGAAATATAGGCGGATTTGGATCATGGTCTGCAATTTCAGATCAAGCATCATATTCAACAATTACTGTTACAACTCCAAGACCACATGGATTGCTTCCAGGAACACCAATTCTTATCAACGATCTTGCAAGCCCAATTGGTGGAATTCAGTTTATTACAAACGTTTCTACACCAAATCAGTTTAAGTTCCAAATGGCTACTCAGGCAGCAGTTACAAATCCAATTAATACAGTAAACGTTGGTTTATTTACAAGACCAGAAGGATATGTTGACCACCGACCATTTGACGGCGGAGTTATTTTAACTACAGCAAACAACGTTTGCGGTGTACAGACAGTACGCCAAACACGCCGTTACTTTAGATATCAGTCAGGTAAGTCAATCCAGTTCTCAACAGGCGCAATGTTGACACCAAATTATGACATAGATACAATTTATTGCGACAGCAATGCCGTTGGAGTCACAAGAGTTGTTGTAACAACTCGCCAAGACCACGGGTTGCAGCCAGGCGCAACAATCAGACTTGAAAATGCAACAGTTACTGGGACATATAACCCTTGGAATGGAGATTTCCAGGTTACTGAAGTTTTAGGAACAAACTCATTTAAGTATGAAATGTTGCTTAACCAAGTTCTTCCTTCAACAGATCAGTTCCCAGGAGGAACAGATGTTAAGATTACTGTTGTTAAATGGAAGGGTGCAGCAACTCGCTGTGGACTATTTGATGACCAAAACGGATTCTATTTTGAATATGATGGAAAAGAGTTCCACTGTGTTCGTAGATTTACAAAGAAAGAGCTCTTTGGAAGAGTTAATGTTACACAGTATTCCAGCTATGTACAAGGAACTAACACAAGATTTAGAAAGCAGCTTACTGTAGGAGATCAAATTACAATTAGAGGAGCCCATTACAAGGTAAATCAAATTAATAACGATACAGAAATGTATATCTCTCCAGCTTATAAGGCTCAATCAGTTTCATCTGCTAGATACTTAAAGATGGAAACTATTAAGGTTCCACAGTCACAATGGAATATTGACAAAATGGACGGAACAGGTCCATCAGGATATATTTTGAACCCAGCTCGTATGCAGATGGTCTACATTGACTACACATGGTACGGAGCAGGATTTATTAGATTTGGATTTAGAGGCTCAGACGGAAATATTTTCTATTGCCACAAGATGCCTAATAATAATGCAAATACAGAGGCGTATATGCGTTCTGGAAACCTTCCAGCACGTTATGAGGCAGTAAATGAGCCAACAAAGTTTGCACGTCTTGTTGCAGGAGGAACAGCGATCAGTGGAGCAGACCTTCTGCCAACAGAAATTGCAATGTATGTTGACAATATTGATTTCTGGCCATCATCTGGACACTTGTTTATTAGAGATGCTCAAAATACCGAAATTGTTTCGTACTCATCTCTTGGGGCGTACAATCCAGTAGCTCGTGGATATCTTGTAAACATTGCAAGACGTCAACCTATGTCAATTAATTATTCTGGAGCAATGGTTCAACTTACTGGAACTCAAGCAAATGTTGTATTCTCACCAGACGCAACAGTTCCAGGTGGAGCAGGAACAGCACAAGTTTCTGTAGCCCCAATTTCACAAGAATGTGCTCCAGTTATTTCACACTGGGGATCATCTGTGATTATGGACGGAAGATTTGATGATGATAAGGCTTATATCTTTACCGCTGGTATGCAGAGATTTATGCAAATTACTGGTTCTGGTACATTTACAGCTAAAATTGCAGGAAGATCCGCAACAGGTGGGTTGGTAACATTAACAACAGCTACAGCGCATAATATTCAGCCAGGATATGATGTTTCTATTTCTGGTGTAAATACAACAGCTTCAATTATTTCAGCAAACATTACAAACTTCGGTACAGCAACTATTACAACTTCAGGTGCTCACAATTTATTGGCTGGACAGACAGTTACACTTACAAACGTAATTAGCGCTTCCAACACAACATTTAATGGAGTTAGAACAATTCTTACTGTGCCAACAACAAACACATCTACATCACCTAGCCCAAATCCACAAAATGTTAGCTTTACTGGATTGGCTGGAACAGTAACAGAGTCTCAAACATTTAACGGAACATTCTCCGTTACAAATGTTACAACAAACACACTCATGTACAACATTTCAAACAATACTAGTTTCCCACAAGCAGTTGTTGCTTCTGGAACAGCCACACAATCATTTGGTTCTTCTTCAACACCACGTCCACTGGTATCAATTAGAATTGCGCCGTCTGTAGACAATGGTCTTGGAAGAAACTATGGAATTCGTGAAATTGTTAACCATATGCAGCTTAACCTTTCATCAATTGGTATCTTGTCTTCAGGACAGTTCCTTATCCAGGGCTTCTTGAATCCAGCATCAATTATTGGACCTTCAATTCCTAATGATTGGGAAACAACAAGAATTCCAGGAGGTTCTCTTGCACAGGTAATTTACCATGATGGAGGTGGAGTTCCAGGAAATACAATTACAAACCCTACAAACTCAGTTACAGGTGGTGACCAGGTGTTTGCGTTCTATACCGAAAACTCTGGTGGAGATAACCTTTCTGTAACATCGTTTGATCTTTCAAAGGTACGAGATCTTGGAACATCTATTCTTTCTGGAAATGGTAGCACAACCGCTCCAGGATTCCCAAATGGTCCAGATATTCTTACAATCGTAGCAACAAACCTTGGTGCTACAACAGGTAACATTTCTTGCCGCTTGTCATGGACAGAGGCTCAGGCTTAAAAAGGAGGGCATAAATGCCTAATTACTCTACATTATCTGATCAGATTAATGTATTTAAAGACAAGGTAGACGCCTTGTATGCAACTGGCACCCTAGATGCAAACTCGCTCCTACTTTTAGCAGAAGCTCTTGAGACACTATCCACAGCCCTTGGTGTAAACGATGTTGTCGGGGCAACAGCAGAAGCAATAGCTCAATTAAATACAGCAAGAGATGCAGCTATTACAGTTGTAAACGGTACAGCAAACGGTACAGCAGTTACAACTCTTCAGTCTGCATACGACACACTAAATGCTGCGTACACCAATTTAACTCCAAGAGTAACTTCTCTTGAGTCTTCTATTAGTTCGCAGCAATCAGCAATTGCCACAGCCTCAGCGCTTGCAGCTCTTGGTGGATGGAATGCTTGGATTTTGCACACAAGTGGAACAAGACAATTAGCAGTAAATGATAGAGTTCTTGTTATACCAGCAGCAAACATGACTCTTACTCTCCCACTTACTCCGTCTATTGGAAATGAAGTTAGAATTGTTGATGCAGCTGGAACTTCTGGAACAACAAACTTTACTATTGCAAGAAACGGAGAAAGAATTATGGGAACTGCTGAAAATATGACAGTTAACACTAATTCTGCTAGACTTCATTTAGTTTATGTTGATTCAACAAGAGGGTGGAGGTTAGTATAATGGCACTTTATAGCGATGTTGTTAATGAGACAATGAATTTTACAAATATTACAACAACTGGAGCAACTATATCTGGTTATAAAACTGGTAGAACTGATCTAGGAACAGTAAATGGTACTGTTGCTTTAAACCTAGCATTGTCAAATGATTTTACAGCAACACTTAATGGAAATACAACTTTTAATATTACAAACACACCATCAACTGGAGTTGTTGGATTTTCTTTGCAGTTAGTGGGTGGAGGATCTTATACAGTATCCTTTACAAATGCTAAATACCCAGCAGCTACTGCACCAGCCTTAACTTCAGGCGGAATCGATGTAATAACATTTGTTACTTATGACAACGGTGCAAACTGGCGTGGAACTCTAGCAATGAAGGACTCAAGATAATGTACGCACAAGTTATAGAAGAAGAAATCGTTCAAATTGTTGATGAGCAGTCTTTAAGAGAGCTTTATCCATCAACACATTTCCCATCACCAATTCTACAGGCACATCTAGAGGGCTTTGACAATTGGTATGTTGTTCAAGACAATTTAACTATTCCAGAATACGACTCAAAGAATAAGAGAGTTGAGTTTACTCGTGAATGGAATGCGGGAGCAGTAGTAGGCTCATATAAAGTATTAAATTTAACAAAAGCAGAAAAAGACGCTCTAGTAGAGTCTAGATGGAATGAAGTCAAGTACCACAGAAATAACACAATCAATGCAACAGACTATTTGGTTCTCCCAGATGTTTTTGCTTCATTCTCAGAATCAGATAAGGTAAAGATTGTTTCTTATCGTCAAGCTCTAAGAGATCTTACAGATCAAGAAGACCCATTTAATATTTCATGGCCGTCTCTTGGAATTGATTCTATTACAGTAAAATATAATGTGGAGATTTAAATGCCATTTCCACAAACTAGATATATGCGAGGCGGAGCAGGCCCAGTATCTTTTCTTCTAAGACAGGTTATCACAAAGGGATACGTTCTTGCTGGATATAGAAATAGTCAACCTTGGACAAGCGTTAATGAGGTTACACATTCAACTGATACAACTATAGATTTAGGAAGTCCTTTAAATAACTCTACTGCATATCCAGGCGGAATGGCAGACGATACATTTGCTTATGTTCTTAAAGCCAATAATACAGTCGGAGGATCAAGTTCACAAACTAATCGGTACAATATGAGAACAAATGTTTCAAATGTTGGACCGTCAGCTCCATATAACGTTGCAAATGCTGGAACAATAATGCATCAAGAGCAATCATTTGCATACGGAAAGCCAGCAGATGGATCAGCAGCAATTATGAAATTTAATTTTACAACACAGCAATGGATGAGCTCTATTGGTTCAGCCGCTGGTCCAAACTCAGACACAATGTCTGCTGTTTATCACGAGACAAAAGGTTTTCACTATGGAAACAACTCAGCGTTAAAATTTGTTTTTGCAACAGAATCTCAGTCTAGCTCTTCAGTATCTGGTGTTCATGGTCAGCAAAAAGGAATTTCTTCTAAGTTGACATATCTTTACGCTGGTAATGAAGGAGACTACGCTGGAGGCAACAATCTAAGAAGATGGAGCGTTGCTACAGAAACAAACGTAGGAAATGTTGGAAAGCCAATTACAAATTGTGGCGAAGAAGATTTTGACATGGGGCAAGATCGTCAATTCATGCTTGGAAACTATAACGGAGAGCAAAATAATAGATCTTGGAGATTTAATTATGCTACAGACTCTGGTTTTGAAGGCAGCAGCACAATGCAGTCTAAGGGAGTTCCAGGCAGAAGCTCTGCCTACTCAGCACAGCGTTCTTAATAGATAGGAAATAAAATGAGATATATAAACGATTTAACGTCGGATGTTTCTGGCTATACAAAATCACAAAAAGACATTCTTCTTTACGCTACAAATAGACACTGGGGAGTTCCAGTATTTAAAATAGATAATTTTGT